TGGAAGGTGTGTTTACAGGTCTTGGCGAAGGCGTGGGTAGAGGCATTTCCAAACTGTTTGGTCGTATTATTAAGGGTCCGGGCGGTGCAGAGAATGAAGCCTTGCGTGCACAGGCTCGTGAACTAATTGGTAAAGGTCTTCGCCCTACGGTTGCTGGTGCTACGGACGAAGCATTCCGTCCAGTCTTGAATCGTCTTCAGGCAGTTTACGAAGGTGTGTTCCCGAATCAAAAGGCGGCGATGCAGAACCTTGAGCAAACCTTGGCACAGATGCGTGCGTTTGGAATCGCGGACGATACAGCAATCAACAACCTTGATGAGATCGTAAAGCGTGACATCACAGACTTCTATGCTGGCGCAGATCAAAAGCTGGCTAACGCACAGATGCGTATGGACGATGCGGTCAAGGGTGAGATTGATCAAATCATGCGTAATCTCAAGGATGGTACGACTATTCCTAAAAACCTTGATGATATGATCCGTCAGCGCAAAGGCGTGTTTGATGAGGACGTAGATCGCCTCTATACGATGGTTAACGATAAGTTGCGTGGACAAGCAATTATTCCAACAGCCGGAATAAAAGAAGAATTAAAACGACTTACAACGGATAGCATCGCAGACATTGGTGCGACACGATTTGCGGCTCAAGTAAAAGGTCTTGGTGACTATGCTACAGCGCAACAACTATCTCGCATTCGTACAGGTTTGACTGATGCTTCTCGCAACCCAGCTCTTCTTAATGATGTCAACGTAGGTGCTCTTGGTTCTCTCAAGGCTTCTGTGAATCAAGCGTTTACAGACGCAGAGATTACGCTTGCTCAAATGTCCACCAAGGGCTTGGATGATGCGGTCACTGAAATTGGTGGGCCTACTATCGTTCGGCCTGATGGGTTTAAAATGGATCTATCTACAGGTGAAGCAAGTGATGCACTAAGAACTTTGAATAGAACAAACCAGTTTTACAGAGACAGCATTAGTAGATTCGATAACATCGTTGTTCAGGACATTATAAAGCAAACTAAGTCTGGTCAGATGAACATGAAGTTCGTGTTCGACAAGATCATACAGGAAGACAATCCAGAGGCACTAGATCAACTGTTTAAGGCCATTCGTGGTGCACCGACAGGTAAAGCCTTGGGTGCGGAAACTGGAATCGTGGATCTTGCAGAAGGTACACGAATATTAAAGTCTCGCATGATTGGTAATCGAACCGTGGAACAGGCACTAAAGGACGTTGCAGATCTACCCGCCAACAATCGTACTCGTATGATGGTTGAGAAAGCGGCTCGTGACATTGAAGCGGAAGCCGCCGAGCGTGCTACAATTCGTGGTACAGGAGCCGAGCAAGCCGAAGCGGTGCGTCAGGGTCTGTCTAAAATGTATATACAGGAGCAAGTCAAACGCTCCTTGACTCGTGACCCTGCTACAGGAGTAGAGGTCATTGACCCTATCAAACTGGTAGCGAACATCCGGCAGAAGGGCACAACCGTAGACAAGCTCCTTGGCAATGATCTGAAGAGTGTTAACGATATCCTGACAGTTTTGGAACGAAGTAAAGCAAATCTTGCTCCTAGTGTTATAGAGGAACTACAGAGCAAACCACTTGGTCAGGCTCTGAAAGATTTACAGGCCGCAGAAGCACGGCGTGCAGCGGTGGACAGTAATGTTGTTCTCCGCACACTACAGTCTACAGCCGATCCTGAAGTGATCGCACAGACTGTGTTCAGAAACCCTGCCTCAATCCGAGAGGCACAAAAGTTTCTTGGTAACAAAGTATCCACAGTCAATGGTCGTGAAGTTCCAACCATGGAACTGGTACGCGATGCTGCTATGGGCAGAGTCCTGAAGCAAATCGGTGCCACGGTAGACGAGGCTGGTTCAATTCGTATGACAGATGACTTCGTTGAGTCATTCAAGTCAGGTAGGCTGGGTAACAAACTACAGTCTGTTCTACGGTCATATGGTGACGAAACACTTAACACCATGTTTGGTAAGGGTGCCGCCGAAGGGTTGAACGCCATGGCAGAGACTATGGTTCGTGCTTCTAACGCCTCGATTGCTGGTAAGGGTGGTCTTGCCGCACCAAACATTGCACTTGGTCTTGGTGTCGCCAGTTTGATTATGAATCCACTTGCTACACTGCCTACGGCGGCGGCGTTTAAGGTAATGTCCGTTGCCCTTCGTAATCCAAAAGTATTGAAGATGATGATGGCTTCTCGTCAACCAAACAAGGTCAAAGACTTCCTGTCTGGTAAATTCAAGTCTAACGATCCGATTGCACAAGGGTTCCAGACCATGTGGCAGTTGACATCAGCAGCTACAGTTCAGGGTTCTCGTATGGGTATAGAACAAGGCGCCGAGGAAGTGCGACCCGTGACCGAGACCGCTCGTCAACAACTAGCTCCCGTAGCTAATCAAGCATTACAAACCGTTCAGCAACAGGCACCAAACGTATTACCAGGTGGTGTCGGAACCGCTGGACAAGTATCACCAATCTTGCTACCCGACCCTGCTACAGCCGCATTGGCGCAGAGTCTTGGAAGGACTACCCCATGAACAAAGAACAATTACGCGAAGAAATAGCCGAGGACGAGGGCTGCAAATACGAAATATATTTGGATCATCTTGGCCTGCCAACTTTCGGAATCGGAGCACTGGTTAAGGAAAACGACCCTGAACAGGGTCAGCCTGTAGGCACCCCCGTTGATGAGGAGCGCGTCCGTCAGCGGTTCAATCTTGACATTGCAGTGACCATAGATGACTGCAAAGTTTTGTATGAAGACTTTGACGATCTACCCGAAGAGTGCCAGCACATCATAGCAAACATGATGTTTAATATGGGTCGGCCTCGCCTATCCAAGTTCAAGGGCATGAAGGCTGGTGTCGATGCACGAGACTGGAATCGTGCAGCTGACGAGATGGTAGACAGCCGCTGGTATGACCAGGTAACCAACCGCGCCAAGCGTTTGGTAGCACGCATGAGGGCGCTATCCGAAGAATAGACCACCACAAAAACTAATGAAGCACAGGATGATGAGAATATCTTTTGTCATCCTACTTCTCCCCAGTTGTCGCCCAACTCCTGATCCACCTTGCTCGGAACCTTGAGTTCCGTGCTGGTCTCCATGATCTCCGTGATTCTTGCGGCTTGCTCCTCGGATTCCACGTTAAAGCAAAGTTCGTCATGCACTGTAAGTAGAGGCACCAGCCCTTCCTTGTAGCATTCTGCCATGGCGACTTTGGTCTGGTCTGCCGCCGAGCCTTGAATTAGTTTGTTCAGAGCCTTATAGGTAAACGCCCTTTTAAGTATATGACCGTATTCTTTCTCGGCCTCCTCGCGCTTCATCGGTTTGTTGTAGCCAAAAGTCTTAGGCTCCCACATATCAAACCGGCACAAGCGTCCCGACATTGTGCGAATCTGTCCGTGGTTATTGGCTCTTTGAGATACGAAGTCTGCTAGACCTTTAACAAACGGAACCTTCTCACGATACTTAGCTAGAAGTGCTTTAGCCTCCTCCGGACTGATGTCCATGGTATGTGCCAGCTTGCCTACGCCCATACCGTACATAATCCCCAAGTTGACAGTCTTGGCTTGCTTACGAGTTATGGACGCCAAGTCTGCTACCATCTGATGGAAGTCCGCATCGCCTTTATGATACTCCGCCACAACGCTATCAATGATAGGATGCCGCTGGTCTTCTGGTAAGGATGCGCAGTAATGCACCAAGAGTCTTGGCTCTTGACTTGAGTAGTCAAAGCTGCCCCACTTGCATCCTTCGTCCGGCACAAACAGACCTCGGATCATGGCTTTAATCTCTGGGTCACGCGCTGGAATCTGCTGGAGGTTTGGATTGCTGGATGAAAAGCGCCCAGTGACGGTGCCGCCATCGTCAGAGCGGAGCTGATGAAACTCGCAGTGTATGCGTCCGTTGTGCGCAAACTTCAGAATGTTGTCGATAAACGTATTGCTGGCCTTGTCTAGTTCACGCAAACGCAGGATCTTAGCCGCGACAGGATGTGGACTAGCTTGCAGAAACGCCTTGGTAAAGGACGGCTGGCCGTTGTTTTCTGTCTTGGCATAGTACAGACCGTGATGATCGAAGACGGCGGCAACGCTTTTGGCTACCCATGGTTCTACATCCACGCCTGTCTCATGTTTAATATCCGATACCAGATCTTTCTTGAGTCCAATCAATTTCTTCTTTGCGGCCTCGGCGCCGTCAATATTTACCTTCACGCCCTTCTCGCGCATATCCAACAGAACTGGTATGAGAGAAGTCTCTAACTTGAACACATCCATAAGGCTCTGCTTTTTTATATCTACCTTCATAGTGTTCCATAGCTTCAAGGTAAGCTCGGCATCCTTCTCGGCATACGCCCCCACGAACCGTGAGTTTAAGCGCCACATCTCTGCCTTGGGATCAAACCCATGATCCGCCGCAGCGGCACGCAAGGTCTTCTCGTTCTTACGCTCATCAAGATAGTCCTTCGCTAAGTTATTAAGGCTGTAGCTAAACCGGTTCTCGTTCAGCAGTGGCGCGGCTACCATAGTGTCGATGATCGTGCCTTGAATCTTGACCCCCGCCCACCGGAGCCAACCGGCGTCATAGGTTGCATTATGCATAACCTTGGGAATATTAGGCGTAGCAAGTTGATCTGCTAGCCACTTCATAACTTTCTTCTGGGGGATGTTACCACCGCCCTCATGTGCAATAGGATAGTAGCCTACAAAATCGCCGGCAGCGATAGCCACGCCCACAATAAAACCGTCACCACGCGCCCACCCTGGGCCTAATGTCGTCAGGTTCGGATCGCTGGTCTCAAGGTCGATTGCAATAGACTGGCTATTACGCAGGTCAGGAAACACCTCCGGCGGCACCCAATCCTTCTCAATGGTGTCCAGATCCAACCTGTGCAGGAACGTGATCTGACTATTTTCCTTTGCCATCTACTTCTCCTCCGAGGCTAGCGTATCCAGCGATATCCACCCATGAATCCTGATGCGTTGGTGTCACTACAAGTCTAGCAAGTTTTAGTGCCGTAAGACACTGATAAACCTGAGAAACAGACACTTCCTTGTCCAGTACGACAGACCATAATCGAGCCACGCGCTCGTGGTTCTCGTATGCATCGCCATAATCCTTGGCTCTCGGACCATTGACTAGGTCTTTGGCTGTATCAAGTAATTTATCTCTTTTCATATCACATACCTATATCTTGCGTGGGAATCGACAATGTGCAGATTATGCCGTGCTCTGGTCACTGCGGTGTAAAAGACACGGTGCTCATCGTCCTGATCCGGATTGTTGACCGCAGGGTATGATGAGTCGGTTAACAACAAGATGTTGTCATCCTCGCCGCCCTTCATCCGGTGGATGGTTGACAGATTGATGCGAGGCTTGGTCAGATCCTCACCCCTCCGGCGCACGGCGCCCATATACCGTATGTCCTCAAGGGACATGTTGACCACAACCTCTGGTCTTGCGTCTTGCGATGCAATCATCCCATGCTCGGCAACAAGATTGTCGTAGTTGTGAAACCCCTGCGGATCTACCGCGTCAAAGGTTTTGGTGGCAGCGCGTTTGAGTAACGCCCTTTCACCCTGCTTTGGCATAAATGTATAGAGCTTCTTTATGTCACCCACGCTTGCTGTCTCGCCTCTGGCCAGCCGTTGCCAGATATCCATGGCTTCAAGCAGTTCAGGGGAAATCATGGAATGACCAAATCGTTCAAACAAATAACCGTCTTCGCGTAAAGAATGGTGAATTGAGTTCAAGGCTTTGTTGGTTCTAGCCATAATAGTCCACGAACCTTCATCAATATTCACATCATACCAATTCATGTGAAAATCCACGGCGCCATCTTCATCTCTTGGTTGCCAGTCCTTCTCCTGACGAATGCCTATCCGGTTAACCAGATGATTGGCTAGGCGATACACGCTTCTTGGTACACGATAACTTTTATTGAGGATTACCTTATTGTCACAAGCATTCATGAAACTGTGCAGATCAACGCCGTTCCAACGATGAATACACTGATCATCGTCCCCCGCGTAATACACACGGCTGGCTCTCTCCTTGAGTATCGCTACCTGCTTCCATTGCAACGGAGTCAGATCCTGCGCCTCATCAACAATAAGAACATCCAAGACAGGACTGGTGCCCTGCTTCACGAATAACTCAACCATGTCCGTGTAATCAAACTTACCGTTGTCCGACTTGTACGCCGCATAAACTTGATCCACGCGCTTGACCATCGACCAATGCAGGTCGTAGTCACCCCTGTCGTTGTATTCCTGTTCCATGCTAATACAGCGCAACTTGGCACGACTAATCACTTCCAGATACCGATTGCCCTCCTTCATAGACAAAGGCACCATACCTTCTTCCATGACTTCAGCGGTGCTCCTGTCAAACGCCATACCCAAGATCTCACCTAACTGACGAAAGTCAGCCGGTTGAACCGTCTCTTTTGTATCCATGCCTAGCCAGTTAAAGCCTATGGAATGTAGGGTCTTGAACCACGGTACATCTTTTTCGGTGAGCTGTAACTCACTGCCCACACGCTCTCGCGCCTCTTGTATGGATTTACGAGAGAACGACACGAAGCCAATCCTGTCAGGAGGAGTGCCACCAGCAAGTTCCTTCCGGACAATATCAATCATCGTATGCGTCTTACCGCAGCCAGGTGGCCCGAAGATCAGCGTCTCATCAGCCATCAGTCTTCTCGCGTGGACGAGAGGCAAGCCATTGCTCGACCTCTGTGCGCAGCCATCTCATTGTGCTGTTCTTTTCCGTCTCCGGACCCAGCACAACTGGTTTAGGAAAATGACCCTCTTCTACCCATCTGTAGACGGTAGAACGAGCCACACCTAACCATTCGACAACCTCACCCACTTTGAGATACCGTTCATCAGAATGGTATGTCATTTAACTTCTCCTCTGTTGGTAGTTCCATTTCATCATTGTCAAACTCCGGCACAAACCAGACGCGAAGATTCTTCCATTGACCTGTATCTTCGTCTTTAAACTTGTATGTGGTGTTACACTCATTTCCACCATTCATATCCTTTAATCGTTGCTGTACCTGTGGACGTTTAAGTTCACGGAACCCGCGATTGCGTAAGAACTCCATCAAACCCTTAATCGTAAACATGGTCAGGTCGCTTTCTGTCCACGGCTTACCAATCGACATCTCCTGCGGAGACTTGGCTCTGATACGGCTGGTGCAATACACCTCTACAAGTTCTTCAAACTGACCTTTAATAGTCAGTTCCTTTGGCACCTCGATATGCGTGGCACTCTCAAGCAAGCCGTTTACATAGTTCTGCCAATCCGGTGCCTTCATGATAGGCGGCATGACATCCAACTGCTCCATACAGGCTCTTTGAAACTGCAATGGCATCTGTAACTGTTCAGTGGATAACTCCAACCGTTTGCCATCAAGATCAAGAAAGTAGAGCCTCGGTTCCGACTTTTGAATAGTCAGGCCAGTGATCCCCGGCATAGACCCATTCTTGCCTATACCAAACTTGGCTTGGCGGCAGGCCGCTTTATCACAATGACTGCCCATAGGCTCTTCTTTACAAAGATAGCCGTAATCCTTCTTCTTATGCTGAGACTGGATAGTTACAATCTCGTTAGCTGGCAGAGATGGCTTGCAATACTTTTGGTTCCATTTCTCCAGCGTGGTCTCCCACGAGTCCGGGTGCATCATCTTGGCGGTTACCGCAGCATGAAACATGACTTTGTTTCTAGTTCCATCCGGCACTGAGGTTGCAAACATAATCCGTAAGCATGGCGGCATCTCCCGCAACTCATCATCTTCGCTGGCAAACTCTAGCTTGCGCAGATCTTCCAAAGTACATTTGATCTTGTCTACCTGATTTAGAAACTCCTCAAGTGAGAGATCGTCACCCTTATTGTTAATCGCATAACGTAATGTATTCTCTGCCTCAAAGTACGGCAGATTGATAAAGTTACCCACATCCCCACGCTCGGCAAGAATCTTGTTCTGCTTTGGAAACACCTCACATCCACCAAAGCCAAGTACAGCAGCGAACTCCGTAAGGTGATCACGCATATCGGTTGCACTAATCCAATCCTGCATAAACAAGAATAGATGCGCTCCGCCTGATTTTGATCGGCAAACAACTAGCGGTAGCTTAAAACGGCGGCACTTCTTCAATATCTCAACGTGATCGACTGGGTATGTGTCGATATCCAATGCACCAAATTTGCACATGTTCTGGTCGTTGATAGGTATTGATCCAACTCCATGTCCACCCTCTAAGTGAGCCGCCACCAATGTCTTAGTTAGTGGCTCTCGGACAATGAAACTTTTTGCCTCTGTCTTTCCGTTCTTCCTTACGCTTCCTACCGTTGTTTGACCGTGTGCTACGCTGGAGCCTTCAAAGGCCGCAGCGAAACGATCAACTAAACTCATTATTCGCTCCGCAAAAAGAGGGGGAGGCGAACCTCCCCCAAGTCACTAGAATGGGATGTCGTCATCCTCAACAGGCTTGTCGTCCACAGGAGTCGCAGACGCCATCGGCGCCTCTTCCTGCTGGGCTTTAGCCTCACCCTTCATGACAGATTCGCGGAACAGCTTTGCTTCGTTGAACAAAGCCTTGTCCTGTACAAGACCAACCTTCTCAATCGCCCAGTTGTACCAAGTACGCATTTCGCCATCGACAGTCTTGGACTCCTCGACCACCGTCAGCTTCCACATGGTTGCAAACAAAGCAGGTGTTTTCATTTCACCAGTCTTCGGATGCTTGACCTTTTGCATGGCAATCTGAGTTTTCCAGCGGCGGCTGACCTTCAGACCAGTAGACTTGAAGTCCACAATGGCTGGCTCATACATACCGTCTTCGCCCAAGATAAGGCAGAAGTGCTGGTCGCTCTTAATAACCTCGTTACCGTTGGGCAAATATTCTTTTGCACCAACTCTAGTAGTCCGAGACAAGTCTGGGTCATCAGGTGAACGCACACCCACAAAGCCCCCACCTTGGTCACCAGAGACGAACTCTGGATAGGTGGTCACTTGGTAGCATGGAATCACGGTGATGCCCTTCTCGCCATCCCAGATCTCGTTAGAGACAGTGTTGAAGATATCACCCTGACGCAGGTCAGCGATATGCTTCATGTCGCTCTTCTTGAGTTGCGGTGACGTTCCTTGCGCCACACGGACAAATGGAATCTGTAACTCGCTGGCTTCGTAGGTTGTGCCCTCACCAGCGGTGTCAAAGATATCGTCCATCATTTCGGCTGGCAGACCAGCCTCTTCTTTTTTTGCTACTTGATTAGCCATTACTTCTTCCTCTTTACTTCAGCAGTTCTTGCTACATAGGCTCCAAACATATCCAGATCTATCGAATTACCCTGTTCGACTTGTTCACGAATGAACGCCTTCAAGGTCATCGAATGAATATGAGTCTTTTGCTCTGGGTGAAAACCTTTCTGCTCGAGGTCGTACATAACGTCCCCAGCAGCGTTGTCTTGCCCACGACCAAACGACACGATAATGTCGTTCTTGATTATGTCGTCCAGACCATGTTCTCGGAGCCAATTAAAAGCCTCCTGCTTCCGGTCAGCAGGGATTGACGCAGACACAAACGGCTTCAACGTAACGGTCGCACCGTCCACATCCACACGCTCAATACCCATCTCATCCATGAGCATAGGTATCTGCTCAAACGCAATCCTCTGTTTTTCTGCTTTTAGTTCTTTGAGATACTTTTCAGTATCGTCAATTTGTTGTTGTTTCTCGTTGAGCCGGTGAACTAGACCGGACAACTGCTTGCCCCCATCTGCATCAACGCCAGAAAGCGTATCCGCATCTGCGAACATTTCTTCATCAAAGATTGTTTCACTCTGCTGCATAGCAAGTACATCCTCTTCAGGTTTGATGGGCTTGACGGAACCATTCCGTTACCCTATGTTCAGACAATATAGGAGGACATAGATGGAAGTCAACTACAAATTCAAAACTGAGCCATATGAGCACCAGCGGGAAGCTATGCTCCGCAGTATACCTATGAATGCGTATGGATTCTTTATGGAAATGGGAACTGGTAAGTCTAAGGTCTTAATTGACAGTATTGCGTATCTGGGCAACACACATAAGCTCGACTTCGCATTAATCATTGCACCGAAGGGCGTGTACCGCAACTGGATCAACAAAGAAATACCAGAACATTTTCCAAATGATGTCCGGCATAGCGTGTGCGCATGGCAGGCCAGCCAGACCAAAGGCTATAAGGAAGAAGCCAAAGCATTCTTCTTTAATAAGGAACCTGGGATTAAGATTTTTGTAATGAACGTGGAGTCATTCTCTAGTTCTAAAGGTAAGGCAGCCGGCGAGTGGATGGCGGAGAGGTTCGGGCA